GAGCGCACGTCGGGATTGAGCGCGATGGCGAGCTGTGGCGTGAATGGCTGCACGCGCAACGTCAGATCGATCAGCTTCGTCTCGCCGCTTTTCGTTTTCTCGACCCGATGCCCGATCGCATCGAGGGAGCAGCCGACGTGTTCTTCGTCGAAGAAACGCATGTCCGTCCTCCTGTCACGAGCCCCCGGTAATCGGTCGCACACCACGCCAACGCTTTCGCCGCCTGCCTGCGCATGTAGGTCGGCACCTTGCCCGTCTCGCGGATCATCAACGCGCCCGCTTCATCGGTGAGCAGCGCCAACAGCATCACGCCTGGGCGCTCGCGCAACGTCGCCTCGACGCCCACGAGGTGCGGCTGGTCGGCGACCGGGATCTCACACTTCGGCTTCGGCATCACTTCTCGCCGGTCACGCGCAGCTCGCGCAGGCCCTTCGTGTAGGTGTTCACTTGTTCCATGAAGTCGACGAAGCCGACGATCGGCTCGCCGTGTAGGTCAATGAACAGACCCGCCACGACCATCGCGACGGCAGCAATGGCGTGCTCGCGTCGACGGGCAATCAGGACGCGATCGAGTTGATGGGCGAGGGCAACCACCAGATCGCCCTCGCCCGCCCGCGCCAACGTCGCATCGGCGATGTCGTGCCAGTCGCGCGCGTGCTCGACGATCGCCTGCGTGTGTTCAGCCACACTGACGGACGAAATCGAGGCGGCGCACAACGGACAGGCCCATTGCAGCATCACGTCACCGATGTTTGTGATCGGGCATCCGCAACACGAGCACCGGCACCGGCTCGCTGCTCCTGGCGCCGCCGCTCTCGTCGATCGGGGCCGCCGGGTAGTACCACAGGTCGAACTCGGGCGGACCCGCGAGGTTAAACACCGGCTTCGCTTCGGCGCTGACCGACGAGAAGATGATGTCGTAAATGCCTGCGTTGCATCCCGGCACATTCAACGCGAGGTGGACGGCATCGACCGCGTGCTCATTGAATTGATTTTGTCCTGGCGTTTTGCGCACGTGCCCCCAGTACGCCGAGTGGCCGTTATGCAACGCGGTGCAACAATCCTCCGTGAATTTGCCGCAGCCCGCGTGCGTCCAAAGTTGCGGCTGGGTGGTCGCATACACGTGGTTGATGATGTCCATCGGCGAGCTGCCGGCCGGTGGCGGGGTCGGTGCCGCGGCGAGCGGCTTCAAGTTGGCATCGTCGACCTCGAGCCGCGCGATCATCGTGTCGGCATAGAGCTGCAAAAAGCCGCGTGCTTCCCACGGCTCGTACCCGTCAGCGGTGATCTGTAACAACGCGCCCTGCTTGTTCGCGGTGTTGTCGTCGAGATACGCGCACCCGCCTTGCCGTCCGTCGGTGTAGGTGTAGGGCACGCTCGTGAACGCGCCGCCGCCATCGGGCTTCACGACGAAGGACGCGTTACTCGGGTCAGGGTAGAACACGAAGGAATACGGCATCGTCAATTCTCCTCTTGAAGGGCAAGCGGCATTCGGCCGCTGCTGTAGGACTCGGCGATCTGCGGCAGGATCATGTCGGCGACGGTGCGATCGTTGGGCATCACGATTTGCGCGAGGAACTCCTCCTCGAATGTCGAGATTCCCGAGGCGACGGCTTCGAGCTTCGCCTTGATGACCAGCAGCAACGAGCGCCAGATGCGCCGCTCCTCCTGCTCGCGCGATGCCTCGAATTTGAACTTCTTCGGGTCGGGCAGACTGACGACGAAGCGCACGATCCGCTGATGGGCGGTGAACTGCACGCGCGCTTTGAGCGCCATGTAGTCGACGGCGGTGCCGAACTGGAGGCACTTGTATTTGCCGAGGAGCCGCTCGATCTCCGACCGCGACTGCATCACCGGCACTTTCGTCGTTTCGGCAAACCGCTTCGCAGGCTTCGTCATCGGCGCGGCTTTCTCCACTGCGTGGCTTGTGGACAGGTCGCGAAGTGGGACACGGCGGTCGTCGTGTTGATCACCGACAACGTCCGATTGCCGTCGCGACGGTCAATCGGTTGCGCATCGAGCGGCGGGTTGTAGGGATGGCGGCGACCGTTGTCGACGCGCTCGACCCAGACGATCGCGGCCTGACACGAGCGGCACAGCCCCGTCGCGTAGTCGCGATAGATTTCGATTTCCATTGGCCCGTACCCCACAATCTCGATGAAATTTTTTCTAAACCACCGCGCCATCACAGCACCCCACCCTCGAACAACGGGATCGGCACGGGCGGCGCATACACCGCGTTGACGCCGTTCGTCACCTCGACCCGGATGGTCACGTGCGGCGGGTCGTCGACGTCGGCGTAGCGTTTGACCGCCAGCAGCTCGACGACCTGGCTGTCGTCGTGCCACACGACCGCCGTCAGCGCATCGAGAATGCAACGCGCGAGTTTGTCGAGATCCGGCGCGGTCAAATGCGGGCGCGCGATCCCGCGCTTCATGAACTTTTTCGGGCGTGGCAGGAACACGCTGAGCGAGACGCGAATGGGACCGGCCTGTAAGTGCGGACGGCCCTGCTCCTCAAGCGCCCGCTTGGCCTCGTGGGCGACGAGCTGCGACCACGACCGCGCGTTGCGATTACTGTCGGTCACGATCGGGAACTTCATCCCCGGCGGCATAAAGGCGCGCATCGAGCCCTTCGGCTGTGCGACCCCGTAGACCGTGAAGCTCACCACAGCGCCACCAGCAGCGCCACGATGGACACGATCAGCGCCGTCCATGCGAGCGCCCGTTCCGATGTCGGCGTCACGACTCCTCCGTGAGTTGCTGCAATTCCCGGAGCATCAGAATCATTTCCTGCACGAGGGTCTGGAGTTGCCGGACTTCCGCGCGCGCCGCCTGAATCTCCGCTGCGCCTCGACGTAACTCCGCCCGCATCTCGTCGGCTTGTCGCACAAATTCCTCGGGCGTCATACCTCCCCCTCGAAATCCTCGATGGGTGCCACATAGTGCGAGTCGTCGAGTTGAAACCGCATCCGCACGAGCGCGGGCCCGCCGCGCCGGTACACCCGACCGGCATCGCATCGGCAGATCGCCAGGTCGAAGGGCTCGCCGGTCTCGTAGTCGACGCGCACGAGCCCGCGTCCGCCACAGCGCGCGCAGTCCGACAGCGCACAGCCGCCCCCGCGCAACTGTTCCACCGCCCGCGCCGCCGCCGTCCATTCGGCCACGGTCGGAAAGAACTTACGCGACCGCGTCATACGGTCGGCGCTCTCGCTCAACACATCGAGCGGAAACTTCTCGATGAGCGTTGAGCGGTAGGCATCGAGACTGCCGCGATCGAGGCCGCGCGGCTGGAAGCACCGCACCAATCGGTGGAAGACCTCCGCGAACGCGTCCGTGGTTTTCGCAATCTTCATCGTGGATCTCCAGTGCCGCAGCTCGGGGTCGCGCGCGCGATCAGGCGGTACGACGTACGTACGGCCCTCTTGTTCTTCGTACGTACGTACCTACGGAGTACGGATCGCGCGTGATCCCGCGAGTCCTCGATGTGTCCCACTGGCGTCCGCGCGGACAGCCTGTGGAATGGGCCTCGCGCCATAGACACGAGGTGATCAGCGTTCGCGTTCATGGCGCTTCCGATCCCGATCCCGCTTTCGCTTTTCTTTTACCGAGGCGGCGCTCGGATTCCCGAAGGCCGCGTAGTCGTGAATCAGCCACCCGTGTCCGTTTTTTTCCCACAAGCCCGCCTTCGTGAGCGCCGCCGCGATGGTGATGGGTCGGGCCACATGGCGGAAATTGCGCACGACGGCGGACGGCAACGCGCCATCGGATAGGTGTTTGTTGCACCAGAGCAAGCCGACTGTATAGAACCCGAGGGCGATGGCGGGTCCGTTGCGCCCGATGAGTTCGCCCGCGTGAAAAATCTTGCGATGGTCGATGAGTTCGTCATTCAACTTGGCGTACATCAGCGCACCGGGTCGTCCACGTAATAAATCTCCACGCCGGGAATCGACCCGGAGCCCTTCATCGCTCGCGCATACGCGCCAATCTTTTTCTCGTCGGGTGTCAGGAACTCGCGCGGCAGAAGTTTCATCGCGCGCGCGATCCCGCCCGCGTATCGCCACAGCCAGCGTCGGGTGAACTTCAGCCCGCTCACCTGTCGCGTGACATCGGGCAAGGCCACGACCGGCGCCGGCGTGGTGATGGCTTCCTCGAGCACCGCCGTCGCGAGCTCGCGCTCGCCTGCCCGCTCCAGTGCCGCCGCTTCGTGCGCGGCCGCGGCATCACGCTCACGCCGTTGCTGGTCGGCGGCGACCCGTTCGGCCTCCAGGCGGATGCGGTCCTGTTCGGCCTTGAAGACGGAGATGGCCTCGCGTTTCGCTCGGTCCAGTTGCAGCAGCGGTCCGAGGATTTCATTCTCGCGATCACAGAGCGCCTTGTGCAGCCGATGCGCCATCGTCTTCAGCGGCGTGAAGAAATCGGCCACGCGCTTCGTCGCCGCCCCAAGCTCCTGCCGGTCGTGGACGGCGCGTTCGAGTTCGTCCATCGACGTGACCCGACAATCCGCCAGCATCAGGGCCAGTGCGGACGTCGAGACTGCCAGCTCGCCGCCGACACTGTTCGCCGTTTCCGGCCGCATGACGTCGAGGGCTGGTGCGCTCATAAGTTGCCTACGTCCTCCCGATCGACGCGCGCCCACACATCGCCCAATGCGGCAAAGCAGTCGCAAAATTCCCGCACGTCCTCACCGAGGAAGAACACCGCCGAGGGAAACGGTGCCGGGTCCTCGTTGCCGATGAACGTCAACCGGCCGGTGATGAAGCAGCAGTAGTACTCGCGCAGACGTTGAAACCATTGCGTGTCGGTCCGCGCAGGCAGGAGCGCGATCGCCTCGACGACCTTGCCGGTCGTGTACTCGGCGACGAGCTTCGCCACCCAGTCGTCGATCTCGCGGCCATACGGCGGGTTCATGTAGACGCGACCGGCCCACGGACGCGTCAGGCCGTTATCGCGGATGGTGAAGTGCGCGGCCGCTGGCACGTTCGGCTCGCCTTCGTTGCTGCAAGGGTCGAGGTCAATTTCGCCGAGGCAGTCGATCGCGGCGGCGATCACCACCTGCGGCGTGTAGTGTTCGGGCGTCTCTGACGCGTGATGGACGGCCATCTTGGACGGCCGCAATACATCCGTCGTGACGCGCTCGCCATCGTGCGCCGCCCGATCGCGCCAGGACGATACCAGCGACTCAAACTTCGGAGCCGGGACCGCTGCCAGCGAACGCGCCCGATCGGCCAGATGTTTGTCGATGCCAGCATCAGCCAATGTGGGTCGAGCATCGGGACGAACTTTGACCCGATGCTGATTACTTCCCGGCGGCTTGGCGAGTCCGACCCCTTGACGTTGTTCTGCGATCAACTCACCCACTCGCCGCTCTGCCCGGATGCGGATTTCGGCCGCATCGATCTCCAGTTGGCGATTCTTCGCCTGCTTCGCATAGGCGCGCAGCATCACCGCTTGATTGCGGATACGGCGCACCTCGTCGGTCGTGCGTGCGCGGCTCAGGGCCCGGCACGCCGCCGCATAGACGACTAGCTTGGGGTCGTCACGATTGCTAATTTGTCGACGCGCAAGGCCCACGAGATGAACTCCTCCAATGTGTAAACGCCGACGAGCTGCTGCCCGTCGCAATGCATCCGCAACCACGCGAGCGCGCCTGGCCGACAGCCGCCGCCATGCACCACCACCATCGCGGGCAGCGGGTACTGCCGATAAATGTTCTCGACGAGAAACGGGAACTTCTCATCGATCGAGCCGCCCACGTCCTGCCATTTCGACTCGACCGCGATGCCGCGCGGAAAGGCCACGATGTTCCGAAGCACGAAATCGACGCGTAAGTTCGTGCCGTAGATCGTTTCGCCGAGCACGCACTGCCGCTCGAAGGTGATGCCGATGCTCCGAAGGGTCGCCGCCAGCATGTCCTCGGCGAATTGCCCGGACTGATTCGCCTTCATGCGACCTCCCGCAATGGTCGACGCGCCGCCACGATGCGTTGCGCCTCGACGAGAATCCGAAAGTGGGACAGGTCACGCGGGTCCGCGTAGGCTTCCAGCACGAAGGTACCGGTGGCGCGGAGCTGCACCCCGTACCGGCGGATGACCGGGTGGGCGGCGAGGAAGGCCGCGAGCGGCACGTCGTGCTCGGCCCACTCCTGCGCGAGCGCCAGATACCCGGCGGTCTGAAGGTCCTTGCACACGTCGTCCGGTCGGCCGGTGGCGAAGTCGAGCAGCACCGCCTGCCCATCGAGCAACCCGAGGCAGTCGATCGTGCCCGCGACCTCCAGGCGGTCCGAGTACACCCGATGCTCACTGAGCACCGCGACGAACCGACGCTGCTGGCAGAACGCCATCCACGCCCGCAGGTACCCGATGTAGTCCGGGAAGTCGCGCTCGAATTGCTCGACGTCGAGGTCGTGCTCGTTGAAGAAATGGATCGCCTGATGGACGGTGGTGCCGCGCTCACGGGCGCGGTCGAGGGCGAAGGCGGGCACGTGCGCGAAGTCGAACAGGTTGGCCGTGCGCAGGACCCCGGTGACCGATCGGCGGATGCGTATACCGTCGACCGCATAGGTATGCGTCTCGGCGGCGAAGTCGATCGCGCGCTTCATGACTGCACCCGCTCGACGTCGCGTTCGAGCTGCGCGCGATACGCGAGCCCGTCCCGGCACTGCGGACAGGTCGGCTCGTTGGTGTGCTCGACGCGGCGGATGTAGACGCCGCAGAGCGCCTTGACCGAGTGGCGACCGGGTTCGTCCCAGTCACAGTAGTGCGTCAGCGTCGACGGACGCGGGATCGGCGGCGGTTGCCCGTGCATGGCCCGCCTCAGTGCGCGATGGCGAAGCCGCCGGGGACCAACCGCCACGCGCTCAGCTCGCGCACGACGGTGAACGTCAACGCGTGATCGGTGCCGACAAACTTCGCCAACTCCTTCACGTCGTCCGGTTCGCCGACCCACACCTGCACGCCGTCCGCCAGCGTGGCACACGCGCCGCCGAGGAGCTGCTCGACCTGGGTGACCGTGAGTGGGCCGAGGGTCGTCGTATCGGCCGGCGGCGTCGTGGCCTCCGCCACCGTCGTCGTCGGCTCGACGCGGCGTTCCGACAGGCGCTGCACCAGTCGCGGCTGCGGCTGCGGCTCCGCTGTCACGGTCGGCATGTCGCGCGCTTCTTCGGCGGTGTGGATGCCGCGCAGGAGATCGGGGAAGGCATCACGTGCGGCGAACCCGCGCGCGCGCATCGCCAACATGCGGTCGGGATATTCCTGCCACGGGCCCGGCTTCGACCACAGGCCCGCCTTCTTCGCCTGTCCCACCGAGAAGCGACGGACGACCGGTGTCGCTTTGCCCCGGCGCACGAACGAGCAGATCGCCGTCGTCGTGTCGGCCTTCAGGTCGTCGAGCACCAGGCCGTCGCGGCGCTGCCCGCCGACCTCGAAGTACTCGTCGTGGTCCTGATAGAGCGGCGACGACACGATGAGCGCCAACACGGCATCGCCCCACAGCGAATACCGTCCGTTGATGACCGCGCCGCCCTGTAGCGCCTGCATCGGCGGCAGGCCGATCTCCGCGCCGATTTGCATGGCGACCAGAATGTCTTCGGGATGATTGCGGAAATTTTTCGGCGGCAGGTCGGACTTCGCGAAGATGTTGGCGAGCCGCCAGCCTTCATCGACGGACGACGGCATGACGCCCAACGACACCGGCACTTTTTCGATCGCCATTGGAGCGGTAGGAGCAGCAGGCTTGGCGGGCGCATCAGCCATCGGTCACCTCACGTCGCGGTTTACAGAATCTCGAAACAGGTCAGACAGCGGCGGCAGACGAGAAACAAGCGGCGCGTCGAGGCGCGGTCCCACACCAACTCGTGCCCGGTCGGGCACCAGAGCAGGCGGCGCAGCCACCGCACCCAGCAACCGGTCGGCTCCATGTCACGCCTTGTCGTTGGCGACGGCGCGGCCCGCGAAGTCATCGACGTAGATCCGCTCCGACGGCAACGTGACGCCTCGGCGGCGGCGACGGATCGCGGCGGCGCGTTTGCGGGTTTCCTTCAGATGGAAGTGGAAGCGGACGATGTTCAACTTCGTGAGATAGCGGGGGCGATGACGCGGCGTCTCGTTCGCCTTGATCGCGTCGTCGTACGCGAACAGGTCGAGCAACGTGCGCGCCGGCACTTCACACCCCGCGGCGCGCATGTGCGCGGCGAGCTTGGGCAGCGTCAACTTGTGGTGCGCCCGATACTGCCCCACCGCCTTGATCGCGGCGGCGATATGGCTTTCAACTTCGCGCGGCGAATAGATGAGCACGGCGTCTACCTCGGTCCAGAGCTGCGTTACTGCCCCTCCACTTTGGGGAAGGGCGAAACTTACGCCTCGGATACGACGCGGTCAACAAATCACGCACTTCGCGCGCTGACGCCCAACGAATGCACGATTTTTTACTCTCGTCCGAGGGGCACCGCGCAGGCGGCCCACGCGAATGGCGCACTGTCAACTGGGAAAAGTGCCGGGGGACCCTGTCAGGATTAGACCTACGTATGGACCCTTATGAAACCTGAGGTGTGGTGCGCTATGCTTTGCGTGGGATATAGGTGAGTGGGAATCCCTCATGGAACAATCCGTGCTTGTGAAGCTGCCTGCAAAGCCGTTTGTCAAGCCGATCATGCGCATGGGGTTAGAGTGCCAGCGGTGCGGCCACGAGTGGGTGCCCAAGGTCGCCGGGTATGAACCCGCGGCCTGTCCGAAATGCAAGAGCCCCTATTGGAAGCGGCCGCGTCGGAAGCCCGCCCGCCAGCGGTCGCACAAGACTCCGAAATAGCGCGGCTCCGCGCCGCCGTCCTTCGGGCATGATGGGCACCGATGGATAGACCTGACTACTACGTCCTCGACGAACACGGCGAGCCGCAGCCCTGCGCCGACATTTTGGTTTGGGGCGCGTGGTTCGAGCGGTCGCAGCGCACGGGCGAACGCGTGCTCGCGCATGATCGCAACGAGCGCCGCGATCCCAGCGAGCCGGAGATCTTCGTGTCGACGGTGTTCCTCGGCCTCAACTCCAACTGGTGGAACCCGGCCGGGCCACCGATTCTCTGGGAGACGCTGGTTTTTGGCGGGCTGCTCGACGGCGAAATGGACCGCTACGCGACGCGCGCCCAGGCGCTCGCGGGGCATCGCGCGATGTGCGTCCGCGTTATGGAGAGTTTGCAATGACCACGCAAACGTTGTCGTGGATCGTGATCGGCGCGAACGCGCTCGCTGCCGGGTTCAACGCGTTCGCCTTCTGGCGGTATCTGTCCGGGTGGAATCGCTGGAAACGGGAGGCGGACGCGTTGCAGCGACTGACCAGCGACACGCTGAACCGCATCGCGAACGGCGAGATCCTTGTGACGACGGACGACGGCGTCGTCGGCACGCTGGTGATCACGCCCGAGGGCGGCGGCAATCTGCGCCTCTCGGTCGAGCCATTGGAGACACGCCATTGATGATCGACGAGGTGGCAACCCGGTATGACTTCCGCCGGCGGCGCTGGAATGAATCGCTGCCCGCGTATCGGCACGCGCTGATCGAGCACGTCGAGGCGCGCGACTTCGCCGCCGCCCACGAACTGCGCATCGGCCGCGCGCAGGCCGACTGGACGCCCGAGGACGTCGCCGCCTTTCACGCGCGCATTACGAGCTTGCCGGGTGCGCGTCGGGAGTTTGATCCCGACCGCCCGTTCGCGTTGCGGGTGATGATGGACCCCGGCCCCTACGCGACCACCGACGAGAGCCTGCTGGCGCTCGCGCGCCGCGTGGTCGACCTCCACTGTGACAAGCGTGTCGCGCAGCCCCGCGAGGAATTGCCCATCGTGGCGGGCGTCCTCATGCAATCCGGCGAAGTCGCGTACACGTTCGTCGATCGCGGCGAACGCATTGCCGTCCTGCGCGCGTTGGCGCGCACGCAGCCGGTCTATGGGTTCCTGTTGGCGTTCGACGCGTTCGTCCACATGATCGACACCGCCACGAAGCGCGCCACGAAGCGCGATGCGATCCTCTGTCAGGTCGGCACGCGTGAAATGCGGCGCACGCTGCAACGGATCTATCGGGTCGAGGATGACCGGGCGATTTTCGATCCGACGTCGCCGGATATTGAGGGCAGTGATCTGCGCAACGGTGTGGACCCGTACGCGGACATCTTCGTGTCGGTCCCGCCGCCGACCGGTGCGCCGTCATGACGACCAATCGCCAGTTCGATGATGCCGAAGGCTACTTCGGTGGTTGGACCGCGTCGTCGAAGAAGTGTCACGTGGTCGTTCCGATCAGCGGCTTGCCGTGCGGCCATCCAGTTGAGTACCGGGTGTGGGAGTCGAGTGACGGCGCGTATGAGGACGAGCAGTACCGTTGCCTCGGTGGCGGACATACGTGGTGGGTGGACGGGATCGATTCATGAGCACGATCCGACCGAGCGGCCACTGCTTCGATGACATGCTCGCGTTCTTCCTGTCTCGAGCGGGAACGGCGGCGGTGCTCGTCCACGGCATCCTCGCGAGCGACGGCACCCGCTACGCCCATGCGTGGGTGGAAGAAGATGGACTGGCGTGGGAGAGCGGCATCGACCCGGACGGGCGGCAGATGTTCTACGCGGTCGCGGCGCTCGACTTCGTCCTCGGGCGGCACGTCGAACGCTGCACGCGCTACACCTTCCTCGACGTCGTGCGCGAGAACCGGACCCACGGCACTCACGGACCGTGGGACCCGGACTATCGCGCGCTCTGCGGGCGCGGCGGCACGATCCTCGGCAAGACGCAGACGCGCGTGCTCAAGGTCGCCCGGTAATCTCCCACCGATTCGCCGCACAGGTGTAGCCGCAGATCCCCGCGTCACACGACAGCCCTTGGATGATGAACACCGGACGACCGTCCGAACACCCGCCCAGCCCCTCGCGACAGGACTTCGGCAAGGCAAGCGTGGCCGAGTGGTGCAGGGAGACGCCGCAGCTCGCGAGCGCCGCCGCCGCGATCACCGCCAGGACGATCCTAGCGGCGTCGTTCCTCCTCACGACGAGGCGGCTCCTCGTCAGGATGATCATCCTCACGCCGCGCGCCCGCGACGGTGAAGGTGAAGTCCAGCGCGTTACTCTCGGCTCCCCCGAGCGACCGCACCGACACCGGGACCGCATCGGGCCCGAGCCAGTACTCCATCGCCACGCCCGTCGTGAGTTCCGTATCCGACACGAAGGTCGCGGGCTCGTGCCGTCCGGCGAAGATGATCGCGTCCCCGTCCGCGAAGCCGGTCCCGTAAACGTGCAACGTGAAGTCCGGCGAGCCGAGGACCACCGTGTCCGGCACCAACGACGAGAGCACGGACGGCTCACCGCCGCCTTCCTCGACGGCGGCTCCCCGTGTCGCGCTCACGATGGGCGTGCTGCTGTTGATCAACGTGGCGAGCGACGAGCCGAGCACGACGCGCTCCGCGCCGTCCTCGTATTGCAGCCGCCAGGTATACAGGCGATCGGCGAGATGTACTGTCGGCATCACGACTCCCTTGGTAGATACGGTGTCACTTGACAAACAACACGATGAGTTGCGCGAGCGCGAGGAACAACACCGCGATGGCGAGCGAGGCGTACCGCACCCCGGAGAGGTTGCCAATCGTGATGCAGAACGCCGCGACGGTAAACGCGGTGACGAGTCCAATTCGCATCTTGTCCTCCTAGTGCGGCATGACGATAAACATGCCGGAGCCCGAGGATTTCACCTCGAAGTACACGGGCGCGCTTTGCCCGGCCGGATTGGTGACGCGCACCTCGTACATGCCGAGCACGGCATTCGGTGGAATTGTTAGATAGCACTGACACCACGTACTCGCGCCCACGCTAAAGCTCGATACCGGCAATGCGCCCGCCCCCACCGAGAGCGATGTCCCCGCGCTCGTAAAATTTGTGCCCGCGACCTGAAAGTAAAACGTGGTGCCCTGAAAACCCGAGGGGACCGAAATCGCGGTGATGGTCGGCGCGATGATGGAGAGCGTGCTCGAGGCGAGGAACGTGTGGACCCGATATCCGTTCGTCGCATCGATGATCGTGCCGCCGCTACAGAGGACCGCGTCGGGCGGGTACGGTGTCGGATACCGCACCATCACGATCCCTGAGCCGCCGTTCCCGCCGGGACCATACGGGCCCGCTGGTGATCCCGCGCTCCCACCGTAGAGCGCGCCGCCACCGCCACCGCCGCCGCCGGTCCCGTTGACACCGTTCCCGCACGAGTTCCCGCCGGTCGTCCACACGCCCACGGGCGAGGGCGGGCCGCCGCCTGCGCCGCCGCCATCGTACCGACCGGGACCGCCCGCGCCGCCGCCCGCGTAGGGTTTCGAGGTGCCGTCGAAATCCGAGTAGATGCCGGGACCGCCGAAGCCCGCGACGTTGTATTGCCCGCCCTGATAGTTGATGAACGGCGCGGTGCCCGGTCCGCCGATGCCGCCGCCGCCACCCGCTGACGCCTCGAACACGTCGAGATAACCGGGGCCGCCGTTATAGCCTTGCCCCCCTGTGCCACTGCCGCCGGGATTCGTCGCGCCGTACCCGGGCACGGTGCCCGTGCCGCCACCGCCGCTTCCGCCGTTGTACCCGGTGCCCAGTGATGGTGACTGCTGGTTGTAGTACAGCGTGCCGCCCGCGCCGCCGCCGAGTCCCCATCCCGGCGTGATGCCATAGATCGCCGAGCCGCCGCCGTCACTGCTCCGGCCCTCGGGCGCGGGATTGTAGACGCCGCCCGCGCCCACCACGACGCCGTAATCCCCAGGCGGCGTGTCGGCCGACGTGCCGATCACGAGGCCGCCCGCGCCGCCGCCGCCGGTTCCGGGGCCGGTGTTGACGGGCGGATACTCGATGATCCCACCGCCGCCCGCGCCGCCGCCGCCGAGCGTGAAGTACTCAACAATCATGGTCAGGCGCGCGCGAGCGCGACACAGAACCAACAATTGTGGGGCGCGCTATATCGAAACGCGATGTGCATGATGGGTCCGCCGCCGCCACCCGGCGTCGCGGTCGGGAGCGGGATTCCGAACAGTGGATAAAAAACCGCGTTCCACACGAGCGGGACGGATGCGCCCGCGTCCCAAATCCGAAACACCAAACTCGCTTCATCGAACGGCGCGACATTGCCTGCGTAACTCCACGTCGGCGCGTTGATCGTGAGCGATTGATTGAGCCCCGCAATCACGACCACCTCGTATGCGCTCCGGTCGACGGTGACCGCCGGGACGCTCACCACCGACAACGTGCGCACGGCGGCGCTATCGCGCAGCATCCCCGCGAGATTCGCCGACGTGACCACGCCCGCCGGGAGGACCGGGAATTGGGCGACGATAGCCGCCGAGAGCGTGTCGATCCGGTTTTGCAAATCCTGAAAGAGCGCGTTATTGAGCGGCGTCCCGGTCAGGCCGGTGCCGTCGTCATCGGTCAGCACCAAACGGGAGATGACAGGGGCAGCCATAACTCAGTCCTTGGAAGTCTGCATGATGTCGAGCAAGTCGGCGTGCTTCGTGGTGCCGCCGGTACAGTGCCGCCGAGGCGCGTGGTTCGACACCGGCCAGGTGATCTCGCTCGTGAGAATTGTGAACGAGGTGGACAGCGGGTCCGGGGCGTCGAGCAGCACGACTTGTTGCCGACCGACGCGCGCATTCGGATCGTCGGTGTCCCACTCGGCGGTGATCGCGACGTGGTCGAAGTCCGCGAGCTCCGACAACGCGCGTTCGGTCATGCCCGCGAAACTGTAGCGCCCATCTTGAATGAGATGCTCCACGTTCGGCGGCGGCCAGCTCCCGTAACTGGTCGGCCAGCGACGGACCACGCCGACCACGTCACTGCCTGCGGGCTGCGCGCGAATTGGCTGTGGCCCTGATTGCGCCGTGGCAATGCTGGTCTCGCCCTGCAACGACTGGAAGAACGCGAGTCGCGTCACCGTCGCGCCCGCTGTGACCGGCGCGTGCAACGCGGCATAGTAGCCGTCGACGTCGGCGTCCACGAGCACCGCGATGTACCCGCCGTAATTCATCACCAGCGTATATTGCTCGCCGATGAGGACCCATGCGTAGGTGTATATCGGCCCCGATAACAGGTCCGCGAGAAACGCGCCGCCATCGGTAAACGTGATCGGTATCCACGACAGCCCGCCGAGCACGATATCCGCCGCCAGCTCGCCCGCGCCCCCGAGTCCCGCAGGAATCGCCGCGCCGACACCCGATACGCGCACGCGTTGCGAGCCGATGCGCGCCTCGAAATTTACTTGGCCGCGAAACATCGTCGCATCGGCGATGGGGATTCCATAATCGAGCGTGCCCGCGGCAGCCGATGTAGTGGGACTCGACGCCGGAAGGCCAAAGGGTGCGGTCGTGCGTGGGCCCTCGACCACGACCACGGTGCGCGCTTGCGAGCCGTCCTCCAGATGCGAAAAGGATTTGAGCGTGAGCTGCGACAGTTTCAAGGGCGCGGGATCGGGATAGCCGGTCTCTGCGCCGTTCGCCCACGCGTGGAGGTCGCGCCCTGGCCCGATGTAAAAGCCGCCCTTGGACAGGTTCACGATGCGGCGGACGACTTCGCTCGCGCGCCCGTTCACCACCTCGAACCCAGCGATCACCGGCAGATCGGGCTTCACGCCGAAGGTGGTAAACGGCTCATTGTGCTGGCAGAACAAATTGACGACATCGAGGATCGTCGTGCTGCCTCCCTGCGACGGCCAGCTCATATTCACGAGCCGCTGATCGAGGTCCGGCAGGTAGTCCGTACACATCACCTGAAGGAACGGCGGCATCGACCGCACCGGGTCCGACCGCGACTCGGCGGGCTCCCGCTGGTGCTGGATGTTCACGATGCGTCCGCCAAACTCCAGATTCTCGATGGTGCCCATGCCGATGCGGACGATGTCGCCGACGTGCGGCTGCGCCGGGATGTCAGGCACCAGCGTGAAGCTGCACGTGTCGGGTTCATCGTTGAGCGCCTCCGACACGTGGAGCGTGCCGTGCAGGATCGCGCCCGAGAAATCGACGCCACCGATGTCGATGACGACGTTGAGATGCGCGTAGTAATCCGACCGCGACGCGCCGGAACGCCCGATGCCGGCGCGTGCGTCGAGCCACGCCACCAACTGGATGTAGTAGTCGAGCCGAAAGGCATTGAGCCGAGAGCCGAGGCGACACTGTGCGGCGTACGCCATACCTCACGCGGGCGATACTTCGGCATCCGCCCGCGTCTCGCCGTACCGCGCCTCAAATTCAATCGTCGTCATGACGGCGATTGGTTCGCCGGAATAGGGATCGGACACCACCCAATCGGTGACGTTGACGACCACCCATCCGGTGGAAAGCGGCACGCGCGGTTGCCCGTCCGAGTACAGCGGCATCCCGGCGACGATGGGATCGATGACCGCGCCGACGGGTAACGGTTGCCCCTCCACATATTGTTCGCCGTACACCTTGAGCGGACGCTCGGTGTATGGCGCTTGCCTACCGGCCGGTTGTCCCATCTGTCCCCTTTCAGTCGGTGTAGTACTCGCCCTGGAAAATGAGCTGCAATCCGCTCAGCGTCGAGTTCGGCATTGGCCCGCCCCCCGGCGCGAGGACATAGAACCAATCGTTACTGATCGCCAGATGGAGATTCGCCGCGATCCCGTACGAGACGTAGAACCCGACATACATGTCGCCGGTGTTGTTGAACGGCAAACCATTGATCATCGCGCCCGCGCCGTTGGCGGTCGCCGGATACGTGACGTGACCCCAGACGTAGACGCGCTTGTCCGTTTTGCAATAGCGCCCCTTCGCCGTCGAGAACACGAGGCCCGCGCCGCTTTGATCCCCCGGTGTCCACACGCCCCACGTCGGCAGGATCGCGGCATCGACCGGATCGAGGATCACGTCCTTGATCTGCTGCTTGTTCCACGGCGTGCCGTCGGCGTTGTTGCCGCTGTCGTCGATCAGCAAGTCGTATGGGGCACGATTGATCGGCATGAGGTCCTCTAGGCCGCGCGGATTTTGTTCGAGAGCCCGTAGCGCGCGGTCAGCGCCCGCGACACCTTGTCCGCGAGCCGCTGTTGGCCTTCGGGGGTATCGAAGAATGCGCCCTGCGCGTTGACGACCACCGTCAGTGAGGGCGCGGCGGCGGGCGCCGATGGCGGCATCAGCATCGGCATCTCCGCGCTCGAACCCGAATCGGGTTTCGGGACGACGGCCTCCCACCCATGCAAGATGACCGGCGTGCCCGCGCCCCAGTTGCGGTAGCCGTCGGTGCCGCGCGACAGTCCTTCGAGCGCCTCGCTGCCGCCGGACTTGCCGGGGTCCTCGCCGCTGACGGTGCGGTGGAAATCGACGTTGACCTTCAGGTCTTTGGGGATGCTCTTGATCTTGCTGTTGGTGTCGTCGAGCGCGACGCCGAGCGAGCGCGAGATCACGTCGGCGAGTTTGTCCACCGAGGCGATCATCTTCGTGAAGCCTTCGGTCATCGTCAGCGAGAACTTCACACCGGAGTCGGTCAGATCGGTGATCGCGTTCCCGTTGGCGTCGGTCAGCTTGCCCGCCTTGACCATGTCCTCGAGCATCGGCTGCATGGCCGACGGGACTTCGACGCCCATCTTGATCGCGGTGTTGATGTACTCGGAGGTCGCCCCGCTCATGCGCGAGATGATGGCGACCGAGTCGATGCCCGCCGCGTTCAAGACCTCGAAGTCCTTGAACAGGTCCTGCGCCTGTTGTTCGAGCGCCTGCCGCTGCAAGGCCGGACCGAGCTCCTCCAGCGTGAAGCCGTATTTCTGCGCGGTCGCGTTCACGTCATCGAGCGCCGCCTTCTGAAATTCAAAAGATGCCTGTAATTGTTCGAGCGCCGCCTTCGCCTGGTCGGCCGTCTTCGCGCCGAGCAACGCATCGAGCGACGTGCCCGCCTTGTATGCCTGCTCGTTGACCGCTGCTAACCCGCCGCCGAGGTCGATAAAGTCCTCGCGGAGTTTGTTGGTTTCTTTCCGGTCCTTCGCGGAGGCGATCAGCTTCTTGATGCCGTAGTAGGCGAATACTGCCGCCGTGCCGATGCCCATCGTGGCCGCGCCGAGGGCGATTGCGCCCGTGGTCATGCCGCCCATCACGGCGACCGACATGCCCATGCCCGCGACCGAGCCGATCGATTGCCCGACCGACGCCCCGCCGGCCATCGCGCCCACCCCCGCCATCGCGCCCGCCGCGCCCGACTGCGCGACGTTGGTCCCGGTGAAGACGCCGCCCGACCCGGAGAGCTTGGCGGCTTTAATCCGTTCCGCCACGGCGTTCGCGAAGTCCTGGCCGATCTGCGAGCCGAGCGCGATCACCGCGCCCGACAGACTGCCGCCGCCTTTCATCGTGTCGATGATCAAGTTGGGAATGTTGCCGAGCGTGGACTGAATCGACGACGACAGGGAGTGGGAGTAGGCGGGTCCGGCTTCGCTGCCGATCTGCGCGGCGGCTTTCGTGATGTCGATCTCCTGCAACGGTTTGAGCAACGCCGCAAAGACGGGCGGGCCTTCCTTCCCGAGCGTCTTGATCGCGTCGAGCAAGTTGCCCGTCTCGGTGACCGGCTTCAGCGTGGCGGCATAGATGCGATACATCTCCGTCTCGGCGACCCCGCCCATCGCTTCGTACGCGTCGATGGCATCGCCCATCACCTTGTTGATCGCCGCCTGCTGGTCCGCCGTCATCTGCGAAATCGGGATACTTTTCTTCAGCGCCGCGACCCACAGGTCGGCTTTGTCGATCAGCCCGCCGCCGGAGAATTGGTCGACCAAACTCGCCAGCGATTTGTCGTAGGCGTCCGCCGATTTCTTGATGTCGTCGACCGCTTTTTTGCGGTCCTTGTCGGCTTGCGTGGCCGCGTCATCCCGTTTTTTGTACTCCTCCAGAATCTCGGCGGCGGTCTTATGCGCTTTGCCGTGTGCGTCGACCGCCTTGGTGGTGGCCTCGACGGGCGCTTTCGCCTTCGTCGTCGCTTCCGTGGCGGCAATCTGCTCGTTGATCCATTTCGTCTGCGCGTCTTTCCCTTCGAGCGTGACGATCTTCAGGTTCGTCCAGAAGTTGCCCCACGAGGCAAAGATCACCGACCAGTTTTTCATCAACGTGCCGATCATCTCGCCCGTGACGATCGTCACCTTGTCCTTGAACGCTTGCCACGCGTCGCCCGCCGCCTCCAGGCGGTCGACCGTTTCGTTCGACATCACTTGTTGGGCATCGGCGACATCGAGGAAGCCATCGCGAATGGAGGGCAGCAGCGCGAGCCCGCCCTTGCCGAACGCCTGCACCGCCGCGTCCGCCTGTTGCATGGGGTCGGCGATGCCCGCAATGGCGGTGATGATCTGCCGGAAGGCGGTCTCCGGGTCGAGCTGCTGAAGATTCTTCATGCTCAAGCCGAGCGACTCCATCGCGGCTTGGTAGTTCTTCGAGCCCTCGCCCAACTGCTGTTGCATCTTGCCGAGGGCCTTGCCGACATCCTCGGCCGACGAGCCGGTCAGGACGGCGGCCTGTGAGAACTTCTGTGCCGCCTCCGACGACACGCCCCACTCTTTCGCCAGGTCGTGGACCTTGCCGGCGGCATCGAACACGCTGGCGATGAAGCCGACCACCGCCTGCGCCGAGAAGGCGATGCCGATGGTCGCCGCCATGTTCGTCAGCGTGCCCATCCAGTCGATCGAGGACTTGTTGACGTTCTTCGTGGCGTCGGCGATCCGCTGCATGTCCTCGGGGACCTTCTCCCCGATCGCGCGCATCTTGGCAACCGCCTCGTTCATCGTCGGCCCGATGCGGGCCAAGTCCTTCTCGGTCAGTTTCGCCGCGCCGCCGACCTCCTCGATGGCCTTCGCCATCAGCGTGGCGTCCTCAATCAACTTGCGACCGGAGAACGAGTCGACCATCTTATTGAGCGATGTGCCGATCTTGCCGGTGTCTGAGGCGAACTGCACCACCTTCGCGTCGGCCTTCTGGACCGCGTCGTAAAAGGAATCGAAATCCGCGATGAACTTGGCAGTTAGGGCCATTCGACAGGATCAGGCAACACGGGTTTGCCGGTCTCGGCGTGTTCGCGTTTCACTTCCTCGACGAGCACGGCGTACACCTCTGCGGGCAGGTCGAGCAGCTCGTCGTACGTCCAGTGCATCAGCCGACAGAGACGGAGGTCGCTGACGACGCCATTGCGCCAGCCCGGTCTTTTTTTTCCGTCTCGCGCACCGTGCGCATCGCCTCGTCGTGCGCGGTAATCGCGTCGTTGATTTCGCCGTACTTCTCCGGTTCGAGGTTCTCCAGGGCGGCGGCGACTCGCTCGACCGGCTGGCGGCGAATGAGCACCGCGTTGCCGTCGGCATCGAGAATCGACCAGTCAAGCAGGTAGGCAATGATGAGCGTGATGCCGACTTGCTTGGGGTCAAGCTCCACCTTCTCCCCCGGCGTCATCGTCTTGATCATCCGCGCGAACAGCTCGCGCTGTTCTCCGGCGGTCAGATGGCGCTTCACGACAATCCAGTCGTCGTCATTCGGCAGGACGATCCGTTCTTCCTCGGGGCGGCGCATTCGGGACGGCATAACCCTCCGTTTAGATTTTGGGACCGAGCCGCCCCATGAGGAGCGGCCCGGTATAGGACACGTCGAATAGGCGACGACGAAACGGCGGACGACCGCCATTGCTGATCTCGAACACGAGCGGCGACTGCGTCAGATGGAACGCGTTGGCGGACACGACGCGCGCGCGCAGGAACCCGTAGCTGATTTCAAACGGGCCCAACGCGGCGGCGACGTGATAGCCCCACGTCACCTCCGCCTGGACGCCGGTCATCGAGAGCGACGACGACATCGGGTCAGCGCCGACCCGGTTCCGGCGGATGCGGCATCAGGCGACCCGCCGCCTCGAGCAACGCCGCCGGCGGCGTGCCGGATGGCGTGCGCGTCCATGCGCCGTTCGCCGTATAGGTGCCGTCGATGGTGACCGCCGCCGACACGCCGCCCTTGATGGAGACGTCGAGCCACGCCGGACCCTTCAGGCAGAAGGCGTTGTTGATGTCCGGGTAAATCTCCATCTGGACGCCGTCGACCGATTCCGCCGCGTCGAACAGCGTGTCGTCGGTCGAGTCCCACTGTCCGGTGAACGTGCCCTTACAGTCGTCGAGGCCCTTCACGTACGTTTTGTTGGTGTCGCCCAGTGCGGTGGTCTCCACCTTGTCGGATGTGCGGTCGTTCGTCCATTCCGTGATGAGCGCGACAGGTGCCACGGTGCCCGCTTTCGTCGTCGACACGCACACGAGGCCCGTCTTGCCGTGGATGGCTGACGGATTCACAGGAGGCACAGGATTCGGCATAACGGTTCTCCTTCAGGGTTTACGTGCGGGGGCAGATCCAGACCTCATAGTGCCCGCCGCGATGTTGCCAACGCTCGTTCGTGGTGCTGTCGAACTCGGTGAACCGGACCCGGCGGACCCGGTTGATCGCCATCGTCCGGTAGTAGCCGGTGGGCGTGAGCGGCACGTCCTGCATCACGTCGTGGATGCGCGCCGCCGCCTCCTTCACCGGGTTGCCGCTCGACCCGCGCATCACCGCCTTGACCAGATACGTGAACCGTTCCCACAACACCGTGCCCGGCAGCGTGTACGTGTCCTCGTGCGCGATCGACGAGACGAGGACGAACTGGGTCGCCCCGTCGGCCGCGACGTCCCAATAGACGCCGTTCGGCATCAAGAGCGCCAGCTCCGGGTCGTTCTGAAGCCGCGCGATCACCGCCGCATCCACGTCGGAGGGATCGGCGTGCATGTCAGTCCGCCTGCGCCTCCGCGCCGCTCACGTGGAAGCCGTGCGCGCGCACCAGATCCACCAGTTCCAACTTCATCAGCCCTCGGTGCTTCATCGCGATCGGGATGAACACGTGACCCGGCGGCATCTTGCCGCGCGAGGAGACGTGCCCGTTGTTGTGGTAGTAGCGCGTCGTCTGGGTCCCGTTCTCGAAAATCCACGCGTGCGGAGCCCGGTTGCGCACGACGCCGCGCGCGGTATATCCGGCGCGTTGAAACTCCACCTGGACCCCGTCGCGCAGGTTGCCGGTCTTCTCGGGATAGGCGGCGATGATCTCCGCCGCTGCCTTCATCGTGTATTCGGTGACGATCACCTGCGCCTCAGACGTCACCTCCGCGGGCAACTGCCTCAACGCCTCGCGCAATTCCCCCACGTCGAACTCCACTCGGTTGTGTGCGCCCATCGCTGGCTCCCTCTGCCGATGCGCCGCTCGCGGCGGCGGTCGCATGTTCCTCAACGAGGCACCGCAGCTCGCGGCGGGCCTCCTGCACGTCGAACACACTGCGCACATCGAAGGCGCGTCCCTTGAACACGATGCGCGTGGCGGTGGTGATGTCGGGTCGCCAGTCGCCCGCGATGACGTGGGTAATCGACGTCTGCACGACCACCCCTAACGTCTCGGTGCCCGGTGTGGCGGTCTCGATGGCGGCCGACCACGTCGCCGGATTGAGCGGCACCATCGGGCTCTCGACGTAGCCGCCGTCGCCGTCGGGTTCGAGCGTCCCCGGCACGAACAGCGCCACCAGGTGCCGCCGCCTTGAGATGCTGGTGCCGCTCGCAATGAAGCCCATCACGGCACCCCGACGAGGCGATACGGCGCGACCGCTTCCGCATACCCGGCGACCGTCGTGCTGATGATCGTGCCGACGGTCGCGAGGTCCCGGCCGACCGTCAGGTAGTGCGCCGCCAACAGGCCGACCGCATGCACGAGCAGCGGCGGCAGGTGCGCGACGTCCGGCCAGCCCGCGACGTATTCGATCTCCACTGCCGCCGCGCCCATGCCGCTGATGAGCACGCGTCCCGGCGCGCTCACCGTGTCGACGACATACAGCGACGGGTCGAGGACGGACGTGCCCTCGGCGGTCTGGACGGTCACCTTCGTGACCGCCTGAAGCGGCGGCCACGGCACTTCGATCGGCCCGTAGGGCGCGACGACGACCGCGCGCCACGTCTGCGTCAGCAGCGCCCGATCGGTGTCCCGCTCGACCTGTTGCCGCGCCGCCTGGATGAACCCAAGCAGCAGGGCATCCTCGTCGGTCCGGTCATGCCGCGCGCGCAGCTTCAAGTCCTCGAGCGAGATCGGCTCGATGGCGGGCGGCGTCACCAGCACCGCCGACACGCGCGGGAAGGTCCAGTCGGTCATCGAGGGGCTTTCTTTCGGCCGCGATACGTCTTCACGTTGATGATCTCCACCGTCGCTTCAGGCGGCGGCGGCGTGACCGCGACGGCGGACAACTGCTGGCGGCGCAACAGTTGCCACACCGCATCGGGCATCTCGATGGGCACCACGACGCCCTCGCCGCGATAGTCGGCGGACACGCACGTCGTGTGCGGTGCGTCGTCGACGGGACACGGACCGGGGTCGCCGTGATGCCACCACATCGCCGTGCCTCCTACGCCAGCGCCGACACGGTGCCGAAGCCCTTCGGTCGGTAGACCGCGAGCGCCAGCCGTTCCTCGGCGCGGATCGCCACGAGGTTTTTCACGAAGTAGTCCTGATGCGAGTTGGACGACTCGACGCGAATGCCGCCATGCCGGAAGATTTGCGCGGCCGTCTTGAACGCGCCGACCAATCCGGTGCCCACCGTGATCGAGGGCGTGACCGCCACGGGCAGACCCCACAGCGATGCCTGTTGGAGACTCGACGCGAACGGACTGCCGATGAAGTACGTCCCCTGCGAGTTCTTCAGCAGGACGGTGCTGCCCCAGTTCGTCGGGTGCAACACATAGCCGTCCGGCATGAGATACGAGGCCGCGAAGACGAGCATCGTCTGCTTCGCGAGGACGTCGGCGTTGGTTTCCGGGGCCACCGCTTTCGGCAGGTCCGGCGTGAGGCCCGGTGTGGCGAGAATGCCGAGCAGGTGAGGCGCGACGCCGCTGCCGTTGAGCAGCTCGTTGTCCTCGGCGAGCTGCACGCCGAGCGACAGGCGCGCGTCGATGTAGCTCTGAATCTGCGGCGCGTCTTCGAGCATTTCCTCAGTGACCGGGAGCCAGTGCGCGATCTTGCGGACGGGCGAGGTCGCCGCCTCGAACACCAGCGCCGACTCGGGCTTCGCCGCCCCTTCCGCCACCGCATCGGCGGCGTTCGTCCACGTCTTCTCGCGCATGAACGAGACGAGGTTGGACGCGGTCGTGCCGGGGGCCAACAGGTCGGCGATGACCAGCGGGCGCGTCGGCAGTTGCAGGATGCCCGTCTGGTAGTCCGGCGTCACGAGCACGCCGCCGCTGGTCGGGTCTTCGGTCAGCGTCGTCGCGTTCATGTGCCAGTCGCGCGGAAAGAGTTCCGACACGGGCGACCGCCACGCGGACCCGGAGCGGTGTCCCTTCTGTTCGTGAAACTGCCACGCCTCCGACGCGAGGAACTGCTGCCCGAGCGACAGGCCACGCGCACGCGCCGACTTCGCGGCGGCGGCGGGCGTCATGCCGGTGCCGACCGGCTTCGCCAGCGTTTCGAGTTCGCGGAACAGCGCCAGGTCGGAGCGGTGCAAGTCGAGGAGATCGCGCGCGGCTTTCGCCTCGGCGCCCTTCGCGTTGATCGCGCCGCGTTCCTCCTCGGTCATCACGCGGTTTTCTTTTTCGGCGGTCTGCATCGTGCGGGCGAGCAGACTCTGCGCGGCGTCCGCCTTGCTCTGGACGTCGCGCTCAAGGGCGGCAATGTTCAACATGGTCCTGTTCCTCTCCGGTTAGAGCGTCAGGCGCAACAGCGTGGCTTCCGCCTCGCGCGCGAAGGCTTGATTTACCTGCAACCAATCCTGGCCGGTGGCCTCGAGCGGCTCCTGCGGCGTGTCGGCGGCGGGAAACAAGCTGCGCGCGGGGGTGCCTTGCGTGAGGCGGCTGATCGTTTCGTCGAGCGTGTTGACGCGGTCGATCATTCCGGCGGCGAGGCCCATTGCAGCGGAGAGCACGCGCCCCTCGCCATAACCGGCCTTCACCGCCGCCGTCGAGAGGCCGCGCCCCAACGCGACGTCCCCGACGAACTGTTCGTAGGCTTCATCGACGAGCGCCTGTCGGTGCGCGAGCGCGTCGGCACTGAGCGGCCCGGTCTCGTTGCCTTCGACCTTGTATTTGCCGGCCGAAATGAAGGTGACGGCCACGCCTTCCTGATCGAGCGCCTTTTGCAGGTTCTCGTGCATGGCGTAGACGCCGATCGAGCCGACGTTCGACTGCGGGGCGGCGACGATCTCGGTCGCGCAGGACGCGAGCCAGTAGCCCGCCGAGCACGCCGAGTACGCCACCTGCGCGATGATCGGTTTCTGCGCGCGCGCGGCGAGAATCTCCCGCGCCAGGCTGGTCGCTCCCGCCACACTGCCGCCGGGGGTGTCGAGGTCGAGAATGATCGTGCTCACGCTGGCATCGGCGACGAGCGCCCCCAGCTCGCGCGACAGCTCCTCGTACGACGCGCCGCCACTGAACTCGCTCAGGAGATTGATGCGCGGCGACAGCACGCCGTGAATGGGCAGGATCGCCAGCGACTTCCCCTTCACGACCGGCGTGGTGGTCGGGCGCGGCGGCGGTCCGGGCGGCACGCTCCACAGTCCGTCGTGGGAACGACCGGCAATCCGGCGCGCGAGCACGGTGGCGATCACCGAGAGCATCGGCGGCGTGATCGCCCACGGGGTCGCCAAGACGGTATCGGTGACGTGATGGAGTCGGTGCGCGTCAGACATCGGCGACCTCTCGCGCGGCGGGGAACGGGTCCTCACCGGCATCCAGCAGTTGCAACGTGCGGGCGTTGACACGGCCCGCCATCCACGCGGCGACACGATCGGCGGATTCGGCAGAGTGGCCCAACGCTCTGTAAAGGGGCGCGAGGTCGGCGGCGAGTTCGGTATCCCATCGCGCGAGGTACGCCGAGAACGCGCGGGCGTGATCGGTTTCTGGCAGACGGGCCAGCCATGACGCCTGCCGGAGCCAGGTGGCCCGCAGGGTCGGCGCGAAGATCGCCGCGCTCGCGTTCGGGTCGAGCGGCTGTTGCTGACCGGGCATCCCGACGTTGTACGGCTGCGCGAGCTGGTCGGCGGTCGCGTCGTCCTTGATCGACGGCAGATTGAGACGGGCCCGCCCTTCGTTGGCGGTCATGATGGGACGCCCGACCGACGACTGCAACGCCGCCGCCTGCTCCTCGAAGGACCCCTTGAGTTTCTCGGCGATGTTGAACTCGGTGTAGACGCGGTCGGTGTCGCGGCATTCGACGAGACATTGCCGCTCGACTTCTTCGGAGATCATCCCGAGCCACGGCCCGAGCGTGTCGGCATAGAGCTGCTTGTGTTGCTCGCGGATGTTGCTGAAGGTGGCGTGGTCGAGAATGCCGACCATCGGCGGCGGGATGTGGTATTCGTTCGCCACTTCCTCGCGCGTGAGTTTGCGCGCGGTCACGTACTCGGAGTCCCGCATCGAGAAGGCGGTCGCCTTGAACGTCATGCCCTCCTCGAGCACGGCGGTCAGGCCCGCATTGGCGGCCCCGGCTTGCCGCTGCTGCCACTGTTGGCGGAACTGGTCGCGTTGGTCCTTGTTCCACTTCGGCGCACTGAGCGGGCGTTCGATGACGCCCTCGTGACGGGCGGCGTTGCGCCAGTAGGCGGACCGATAGTCACCCGCCGCCGCGTACTCTTGGAGCCCCCGTCGCAGGGTCTCGATGGGCGAGAGGGCGGCGAGCGGATTCAGCGGGTTGTAGCCGTTGAAGTAGGCGACGTCGCGCACGTCGAGCGGAATGATCTGGCCGTTCGGGGTCGTCCACGCGAAACCGATCGGTTGCAGCCAGCCGTCCACGCTCATCGTCTCGGGCGGCAGGCGCACGAAGCCGATCACCTGGCCGTCCGGTCGGCGCACCTTCAGCCAGTAGGCGGCGAAGTAGATCCCGAGGTCGCCCATCAGGGACTCGAACAGGCGGTAGCGGGTCGTCGAGGGATTCGGCTGTGCGAGCCACTGCGCCAGCTCGTGATCGACGAGCCGTTCCCGGTCCGTGTCCGAGACGCGGCGGTAGATCGACAGCGTCAACTGCGCAATGTTGCGCGCGAGGAAATCGACGCACGTGCGGACGGCGGGCTGTTCGGCGTAGATGCGCGCATAGACGCCGCTATGCATGTTCGTGTAGCGCGGCGGCGTGATGCCCGCGGGCACCCAGCTCGCGGCCGACGGCGGCGGCGGCGTCAGCGCGCGACTGTCGAACCGTTGCAGTGATCCAAAGCTACTGATCACCGGCATGGAGCACCTGTAGGAAAGCCACGTTGTCGCGATGGACGATCACTTCGCCATCCATGCGGACGGCCGGTGAGTTGTCGTCGCGCACGAGGAACACGTTGCGCAGCACGAGCCACGGACGGCGCGTGTCCCAGAGCACGCCCTTGAGCGCGGTCTCGGTCTCGGACTTCAGCGTCACCAAGACCGTGTGGCGCAGACACGGCGGCGGCGGGTCGAACCATGTGAGCAATGCCCGCCAGTGTGGACAGCAGGCACCGGCCGCGACGACTTTAGAAATCTTTTTGTTACTTGGCGGGTTTCTCGCGGTCGACGGCGCGGCGAATCAGGTCGGGCACCGTCGTGCGTTCGGCATTCGCGCGGCGATAGAGATCGTCGACGTCGCGTGACGGGAATTTCACGGTGACATTCACCGACTTATCGTCGGCTCTCAGCGGCGGGCGCCCTCGGCGGGGTTCGTCGCTCATAGGGAAATGGAAACGCTCGGATTTTACACCGTCATCAGGTCGGGATCGTCGGCGAGGATCTCGACCGGCATTCGGATGGCGAGGTTCCAGGCGATCGCCGTCGCCATCACCGGGTCGATGCGGCCGCGACTGCGCTTCTTCACCGGGTAAATATTGTCCTTGCCGTCGCGTTGCACGACCGCATTGCCGATGCACCACTCGACGAGCGTGTGCCCGCCTGCGTCGACCTGGCCGGCGAGCACCGCCGCCTCGAACTGCTGGCAGCCGCTCGACATGCCCTGATAACTTTGCCGGACTTCGAGCACCTGCTCTGCGCCGAAGCCGTCCTCCTTCACGAGCTGGTCGACGAGCTGGTCGGCGTTCCACGGGTCGAAGCCGATGCGCTGGATGTCGACGTGCGTCCGCAGCTCGCGCAGCACGACGCGGATCTCCTGATGGTCGACGCGCGTGCCCGGTGTGGTCCGCAGGAGTCCCTCACGCATCCACCGTGAATACGGCGCGCGGTCGCGGTGTTCGCGGTCGATGAGCGTGTCGCCGGGTGTCCAGATCCAATACAACGCCCGCCAGCTCGTTCGCGTGGCGGTCGGCGGGAAGATGGCCGCCATCGCGCAGAGGTCCAACTTGGACGCGAGGTCGACCCCGACGAAGCACGGGTCGTGCGTCAGGTCGGCGAGGGTCCAACCGCTCGACTGCCCGCGCCGCCACCCGTCGAGCGACAACCACGGTTGGCTCTGTTGCACCCACAAGTTCAGGTGCTTTTGTTTGTACGCCGCCGCCGCGTCGGGAATGCCCTGCGCCTTGAGCACCTTCTGCCGCAAGTCCTCGGGGTTCACCGAGATGCCGTAGTTGGGATTCGCCTTGCGCGCGGCGCGTTCGCTCGTCCAGTCGTCGTCGACGTCCGCATGAGCGATGAAGGCGAAATACCGTTCATCTACCAGCGTGCGCTCCAAAATCTGACAGGCGTAGGCGTGCTCTTGCCCGCAGGGGGACAACGGGTCCTCCCCCGCCGTCGTGATCTTGAACAGAATCGGTTGCCGCCGCCCGCCGGTCGCCGTCTCCAGCACGTCGATGAGCCCCCGGTTTTTGTATTTGTGGATCTCGTCGAGGCTGATGAAGTGCGGATTCAGCCCGTCCATCGAGTCGTAATCGGCCCCGAGTGGTTCGAGCTTCGACGCACTGTGCGCCTGCGACAGATTGAGATTGAGCACGCGAATGCGTTTCCGCAACCCGCTCGAGAGGACGAGGCGCTTCGCGTCGTTGAACACCAGTTTGGATTGATCGCGCTTCGTCGCGGCGCAATACCCCTCCGCGCCCGGTTCGCCATCGAAGAACGTCGCGTAGATCGAGACGACAGCGTCTTCGAGCGACTTGCCCTGTTTGCGCGGCAGCTCGTTGTAACTGTGGCGGAACCGGCGCAGGCCGGTGTCGACATGCACCCACCCGAACAACGAGCCGAGGCGGAAGGCTTGATGCGGTTGCCAGTGAATGAACTGGCCCGCCCACTCACCCTTGTAGTGTTTCAGTTGTTCGCCGAACCGCAGGAACCGATCGGCGCGGACGACGTCCAGGCGGTAGGGAAAGCGGCGCGTGCCCTCGTGGTCCCGATCGCGGAGATGCCGCTCGCAGGCCAGCCGGTGATACTTCCCGGCGGGCACACGGCCGGCGATCACGGCGGCGGCATAGGCGTCGATGACATGCGGCACCCCTATCAGCCCTATCAGCCCTATCAGGCCGTACTAATCCTAATAATCCCAACCCGCGCCGGTCGGTTACGTGTCACTTGATCACACGTAACAACGGCAGCGGCGTGTCGAACTCGGAGAAGGCATCGACCTCGCCGCCCGGTCCGGCCGTCGTGACCCGCGATCGACTCGACGGCGTCAGGCCCAGTTCCGGCCAGAGCTTCAGGCACCCGGCGAGCGCCTTCGTCTGGATGGAGAGCCACGGATTCGGCATCGCATAACCGCTCGGCGCTTTCACCACGCGGGGGTACGCCTTCGCCCGCGCCTCCAGATATCGATCCCATTCCAGACAGAGCGCGAGCAACGCGGCGCGGTCGGCTTCGGTGACCTGTCGGCTCCGCCGCAGGATCGGCGCGAGTCGCCGCCATTCCGCCGCGGCACCGGCCAGGTCCGCGAGCTCCGGCGGCGGCACGTCGAAATCGGCCCCCACGTCCTGCGGCTTCGGCTCGTCGACGTTCATCGGGCGGTGACCCGGATTGCCGTCGAGTCGACGCACAGACGACGGCTTGGGCTTGCGTCCGCGCATCCCCTATGGCCTTTCAAAAGCTATCGGTTTACTCAATGTTTCCATGGGTTCCTAGATTTCCTTGCAATATCTGAGCGGTCCGATAGTATTGATGGAGTTCGTCGTCAATAGGGACGACGAACGAACGAGATGGAGTTTGCAAGTGCCGATGACGCCCCAACAGATTGCCGCCGCCGCTGCGAAGCGGGCCGCGACACAAGCCGCGAACCGCGCGGCGGGGATTCCCACCGTCCGTCAGATGCGCGCGGCGAAAAAAGCCGCGAAGGCCGCCGCGCAGGGACAGACGTCGACGCCGCCCCCGCCGCCCCCGTTCTCCTCGACGCAGTCCTCCTCACGTCGTCGTCGCGGGTTCGCGTCGTCATCACAACGGACGCGCCCCGCGTCGTCGTCCTTCGGTGCATCGTCGCCGACCTTCGCCGCCGCACAGACACCGCCCGTCTTCGCGCCGCCGCCGACCTACCGCGCGTTGAAACTCGCCGCCCTCGCCGCTCTCGAATCCACGTTCGTCGCGAAGTTGCAGGAAACGGGCATCACTGACGACGTCCGCAATTCCTACGCGACTTACAAAAAGTTGAAGGCGCTCGCCCTCGGGCCCGCCGCCAACAGTGCCATGCAGACGGAAGCCGATTCCGCCCTGCGCATGGCGACCGCCGCTCTCGTGAAACTCGCTCTGTAACCCGTTAACCATTTTCAGAAAAAAGGCAGAACACATCATGAACACGAACACCACCACGAAGACGACCACCGCGACGACGACCACCACGCCCGCCGAGTCGATGGACCTCGCGACCATCGAACGCAAGGCGCTCGACTCGCTCAACCGCTCGATGGCGAAGTCCGACCTCGACGACCTCCTCGTCGGCGCGCGTCGGTCGCTCCTCCTCGTCGACTGTTCGTCCTCGATGCACGCGCGCACGATGGGCGGCAAACGGCGCATTGATGCGTTGCGCACGATCGTCACCGACTTGCGCGCGACCCACCCCGTCCCCCTCGCGGCGTTCGGCGGCAACGACCAAGTGGAAATCGTCGAGGCCCCCGTCGAGCCGACCGGCGGCACGCCCCTCGACATCGCGATCGACTTCGGCAAGGAACAGGGTGCCAACCATCTCGTCGTCGTGACTGACGGCGAGCCCAACTCGGAACTGACCGCCTTCGCCGCCGCGAAACGATTCGGCGGTCCGATCGATGTGTTCTTCGTGGGTGACGCGTTCACGCGTGGCGCACAGTTCGCGAAGGAACTTGCCGAGATGACGGGCGGCACGTCGGGCGTCTCGTCGCTCGACGCGCCCAAGGAACTCACGTCGAAGATTGCCGGTCTCCTCGGCGACGGCGGTGCCCTGTGAAGGCACCGTCCTTCGTGATTCTCGTCTGCGCGGACTGTCAACAGAAGAACCGGGTCCTTGACCCGGTTCCCCTCGGCAAGGTCGCGCAGTGTGGCAAGTGCAAGTCGCGTGACCTCGTCGACCCCGACGACGACGACGACATGGACGACGACGACATGGACGACGACGACATGGACGACGACGACGAGGACGACGATGGCGGCATCTGACGTCATCCTCACGCCCCACACGGTCGACGTCGAGGGCGGGATCGTCGCGGGTCTGTTAGTGCGGACCAAGAGTCGACGCGACCTCGGATACATCTGGCGCGCGGGGTCCGTGTGGCGATGGCGCACCGTCAATAACAGTTCATACGGGGAGCGGTACTCGCAACAGGCGGCGGTCACGGTCCTGCGGGACATCGCCCTTGTGATGACGCAGCCGGTGCCCGTCGTCTCGTCCTTGCCGATGAAGGACCAAGACATCCTCGCGATGTGGCGTGAACGCGCGAAGGGGTCATCGTCGACCCCGCGCGCGACTGCGCCGCCCTCCACCCCGCGCGTCGTCGCGAAGACGACGCCGCCGCCTGCCACTCCTGCACGACGCATCGTGTGGGACACGACGAACACCAACGCGCACGACTTAACCGCCGCGATCGGTGCGGCCCTGAAACGAGAGCAAGGCAAGTAGTGATGACTGTTGACCGATTGAGAACTCACGCCCACGAACTCGCCCGCGCGTTCCACGTGCGACTGTGCGAGTCGACGCAGATCAAGCCCGATGAGGCGTTCGCCCTCGGGAGTGGTCTGCGCCTCGTCGTCGTCTCGCCCATCATCGACGAGACGACCTATGCCGTCGCGTTGCACGAACTCGGACACCTCGTCTCGCCGATGGGCATGTTGCGCGCGCACGTCGACGGCAACCACGCGCGACTGTCGCGCGACGAGGAAGACGCCGCATGGACGTGGGCCGAACACGTGGCGCTCCTGTGGACCCCGCCGATGGCGGCGGTCCGCGCATGGGCCGAGGGCACGTATGCCGACAAGCCGCTCTCCGCGAACAAACCAAAACAAAAAATTGACTGGAAGATGTGGAGTTGAAATGACTGTGAAGATTGATTGGAACACGACGACGACGACGCAATCGGTCACCGTCAAAATCCTGCCGTCGGACCGCCTGGTCGCCGGCAAAATCGCCGACGCCGAACTGCACTTCACCGATGGCGCGCTCGTCGGACTGAAGTTGATCGGGTTCTCCGTGTGGGAACGTCGCGGTGATGCGAAGACCCGCAACGTCACCTTCCCCGCGCGATCGTATGCCGTCAACGGCGAGCGGCGGTCGTTCGCCCTTCTGCGACCGCAACAGGACGTCCGCGACAGTGACCGCATCCGCGATTTGATCCTCGCCGCATACACCGTGTGGGAGCAGGCGCAGGCGGAAGGGGCGCAGTCGTAATGGCCCTGTTCATTCCGGCGCAGGGGGCAGCTCGCGAGCTGCACCCCGCCCACGGCGACGGCTTCAGACTCGACGAACTCCAGTCGCTCGTCGGCGGGTTCATCGAGGTCCGACGTCTGCACGACGGACGACTCCTCGTGATGAACGAAGACGGCAAGGCGCTCGGCCTGCCGGTCAACGCCGCGGCGACCGCCCTGTTTGCACGATCGGCGGCATGGGCCGACGTCGTGGTCGGTGACGTCGTCATCTGCAACGACAGGGAGATGCAGTGATGGGCGCGTCACCGCGTCACCACGACGACGTTTGTCCGTCCTGCGGGGGCCACGTCGTCCTTGTCACGGACGGCTTGGTCGGTCGCCTGATGTGTCCCACATGGTTCGTCATCGGGCGGAGCGAGACGTACTGGCGCATGGACCCGGTGCCGTTTCGCGCCTGCACGGCGTGCGAGTTCTGTGAAGAGGTGCGGCGATGATCGGCTATGATTCGGAGCGGTCTGATATGGCACCCACCACGAAGAAAAACCGGGCGGCGCAGTCGCTCGGTCGGCTCGGCGGACAGGCGGGCACGAAAAAACAAAATGCCGCCCGCAAACAGAACGCGCAGCTCGCGGGTCGCCCGCGTCGAGTCTGCACCACCTGCGGCGAGCCGGTCGTCGGCGGGCATGTCGATCGCCGCCTGGACGACTCCTGCGGCGCGCACGGCTGGCGATGGCAACAGAAGCGCCACCCCCCGACCGTCGAGTCGTTGCGCGAACAGATTGAGGCGCACCATCGCGCCATCGTGTCGCTGGAACAGCAACTCGCGACGGCGACCATCGGCGCGCTCCACGCCCGCGTTGGCGACGACGATCCCGATTTTGAAGCGCGCGCGTTAGCGGTCCTGCGAAAAAAGGATCGCTAATCGTGCTGATCTTCATCAAGGGCCCCTATCTCGCACAGATTGTCGACGGCTCGAAGACGTCGACGATCCGCCCGTGGAAGACGTGCAAACTCCTACCGGGTGGGTCGTTGACGTTTAACGGCAAGGTGCGTGTGGTCCTGACGCACGTCGATCGCCGTCGACTCGGCGACCTGACCGACCTCGACGCACGACGTGACGGCTTCGTGTCCGTCGCCGCCTTCCGCCGCGCCTTCCGCCAGCACTATCCCACCGTCACCGCCGACTCCTCCGTCGTCGTCTTGCGCTTCGCCTCGCCGTCCCACAAGGCAAGGGCGCAGGCGCGATCCCGCCACGGCTCCCCGACATAACGAAACGTCGCGGTCAATCGGAACTCCCGAGGGAATCGAACCCTTCGGGCGTTGCCTTTGGGCCCCCGACTTTGCGGCGCGTTGAAGCCGGGACGTCGGGTCATCTCCCACGATCGCGAGCGCGCACGGGCGGCGATGAACGCCGGGTGGCTCGTCGTGCTGTAGTAGTCGCCGCCGGTCGCCGCGTTGACGACGGCCGCCACCAGCGCCGATTGCGCCATCCCGATCCCGACCCCCTGAAACTCTGGCAGACAGACCGTCCGATGTTCGCGCCACCGCCCCTTGAAGCCGGTGACCGGCAGCACCGCGGTGAAGCCGACCGGCACGTCGTGCCAGGTGGTGAGGAAACACCGGGCGCTGTGGTTCACGGTGCCACTCAGATAGTGATGGTCACGGAAGCGGGGCCACTGCGTGTCGTCGGTGCGCGCGATCCGAATCTCGATGGCGGGGCGGGCTTGAAGTTCCCTCCAGTGGAACGTCCGCAGGTGCGGCGCGTACACCCAGTCCGGTTGCAGCCACGGCTCGACGTCTTCGTGACAGGTGACGGCGACGAACTGCTGCCCGTCCCGGCGCACCGTCTTCGCCAGCGCCGCCGACCCAATCTGCGCGACACGACGATCGACCACGGACGTGAACTCGTCGAACACGGTCACCCGCTTGCCTGCTTCCGCCAGTGCGCGCGCGAGCGTGACCCTGAACTGTTCGCCGGTCGACAACACGTGGAAGGGCCGCAGCCAGCCCGGTGGCGACGAGAAGCCGACCGAGGACAGCAGCGCCGTGATGGTCTTGATCGACATGCCGGTCGGGAAGCCGTCCACGAGGGCACGGCCCGCCGGCCAATCGAAGCCGGTCACCAGCTCGGTGCCGAACAGCTCGCGGGCGATCGACGACTTGCCCGACCCCGAGGGGCCGACGATTAAGCCGACCGACCACGGACGGTCCTCGATCGGCAGGTCGACGTCCCACACCAGCGGCGCGCGCGCGCTCGGCGGCAGGTCGAAGTACCCCTCCAACTGCACGACACGCGGCGACCGGGGGACGTTCGACGTTCTTACGACACGACCGCGCGGCATACCAGCCCCTCTCCCATCAGGCGCGTGAGGAGTTTCGCCTGCGCGTCCTCGTCGTCGCACGTGATGATGATCACCCACTGCGAACTGCCGCCGGTCACGCCGACCGGCCTGGTGCCCGGCGGCGCCAGCAGCGCCTCGAGCTCCTGGTCGAAAAAAAACGGCGTCAGGTCGGCACCCGCCGCGAGGTCGGCCTGCAACTGCGTCAGGTTCCACTCCGCGAGTTCGGCGGTGCGGTTGTCGTACATCGCCAGTTGCCGCTTCTGGTCAGGCGTCAGCCCGGTACGGCGAACGGCGACGAGGGTGTTGCCGTCGGTCTCGACGACGTGGAGCTTGGTGATGCCGACTTGCGCGGCGGCCGCGAGCACCCCGTTGCCCGCCAGCACCTCGTTCGACTCGTCGATGACGATCGAGCGCGCGGCTCCCACGTGTGACAGGGCGGTGGCGAGCATGTCGACGTTGCGCGCCGGGTGACTGCGCCGGTTGTGCGGGTCTGTCACGAGGTCGGCCGTCGTCGGCTCGGCCGTGCGCGGCGCGTCTGACGGGTCGAGGGAAACGAGGGGGGGAGGAGATACAGACCCACGCGCTCGGGCCCCGGTCGCGCCCTGCGCAACGCTAGACGGCCCCTTGCCTGTTCCTCGTGCGTGAGTCGACTTCCGACGTCTTTTGGGTTTGGGCTGAGCCATAGATTGCGGACTATTCCGCTACCCCTTGTTCAATTTCGCGACCGTTCGCGCGGGGGACTGAGGCGGTTTGGCCGGAGGGTCGGCGGCAGCGATTGCCGACCCCTATCCCCCTGTCGGTCGTTTCCGCCGTCGCCGGTCGTCGCCGCCGATCGCCGCCGAGTTCGGCATCGGATTCCATTCCGAATCCGCCGCGAGGTCGGCGGCAGGTGCAGCAACAACACGTCGAGTCGTCGACGACGACAGTTGCTCCCCTCGGGTCTTGCGCGCATGGCAAGCGTGACACAACGCCTGCAAGTTCTCGACGTTCCAAAAGAGCAGCGGCTCCCCACCATGTGGGATGCGGTGGTCAACGTCCGTTGTCCGGCGCGGCAGCCCGCGCTCATGGCACGGTGGGCACCAGGCGGTGGCCGCCAGTACCTTGGCGCGAAGGGCACGCCATCGTGTCGACCGATACCACCGCCGGACCTTCCAGTTCTCGCGGTCCCGTTCCTTCGGTTCGTGTCGGACGCAGTAGCCACGCACGACGACGGCGGGACAGCCCGGTCGGGCGCAGGGTTGCATATCACTTTTTTTTGGGCGAACAGGGGGGGGTCATCTGCGGTGGAAAAAAATGTGGTGTCCTTGTGGTGTCCTTTAGTCGGATTTCCGTGAGTGTCCCGGAAAACGCCTGCGTCCTCGGAAAGTTGAGTTGGACCCCGTAATCATTGGGCCGAAGTGAAGACAGGGCCAGCGCGGGTCAGGAAGGGACAGACGCGGAAAAGAGGTCGATCAACGACTGAAAATCGTAGTGTCGACGGTTCGATTCCGCCCCTCGCCACCACACTTAAATCCTTGATAAACAACCTACTTACCGCCTTCCGCAGTCCGCGCACCCGCGAGGACACCACCGCGATGTGGTGTCTTTGTGGTGTCCTTGCGACCGGTTTGCGACGGGCGCTGCTTCCACCCGAGCGCGTCGGCGAGGCGGGTCGTGAGGTCCTGCGTGTCGGCGAGCTGGAGATACCGCTGGGTCGTCTGCAACGTCGAGTGACCGAGCAAGAGCTGAATCGTGCGCAGGTCGAGCCCCTGCTCCCACCAGCGAGACGCACACTCACGACGCAGGTCCCGTAACGACAGGTCGATCGCCTTGATGCCTTCGGCCTTGTAGGCGAGGGTGACGAGGACATCGTCGGGGGCCGGGAGCCAGCCGTGTGCCGTCAGGTTCACGGTCACCCAGGCGTGCCGGAAGTTGGCGGCGCTGGCCTTGTTCGCGTCGAGGGCGGTCCCGTCGTCGTTGCCGAAGGCGAAGTTATGCGGGAACTTCAGAAACCGGCGGGGGCGGATGACGAGGTCGAGGGCCCCGCCCGGCTCGAACGGGACATACCGCTTGTCCTGCCCTTTCGCCTTCTGCTTTCCTTTCGGCAGACCGATGAGGCAGTTGGCCCAGTCAATCTCGGTCGTCCGCACCCGGCACAGTTCGCTCTGCCGCAGCCCGCACTCGATGACCCCTCGCACGACCCGCTCCATGACCGCCTTGCGGTAACGGTGCTGCTTGTCGTCGAGCACGTCGAGCGCCGTGATGAGCGCGTCCTCCTCGCCGTCGTGCAGGCGGCGGGTGCGCGGCTCCTCCTCGCTCGTCTTGATGACCATGCCGTAGGCGTGGAAGGGGGACCGCGTCAGACGCGCGGGCTTCTGGCCCTGCGCCCACTCGACGACGTTGCGCCACCGGGTCAACAGGCGATTGACCGCGATGACCCCTCGCCCCTCGCCCGGTGCCGCGTCGAGGTCAGGTTTCCAGCCTGCGCGCAACGCGAGGGCATATTCCGCCACGCGGCTTTCGTCCTCGAGCAGCGCCACCGGATCGGCATCACTGAAGAACCCGCGCAGGTGCTTCAGTTCCGACCGAGGGGTCGCCGTCTGTCGCAACGCCGGGAGCCGCGCGCCCGTGTAGTCGTCGAGGAGCTGCTTGATGGTGTCGACGACGACGACCGCCGGGGCCGGCGGCGGCAGCCGGGGGTCGCCACCCGCCTTCGCGAGGTCGACCATCGCCTGCTCCCAGCGATCGGCATCGCGCTTCTCCTTGACGTGCGCCGGTCCCCCGCGCGTCACCGCGAAGTCGTCCACCCGGATGACGTACCGGGTCGTGAGGCCGGATATCTTCGGTTTGACCTTGAACCGGGCGACATACGAGTGGGCGCAACGGTGGTTGGCGTAGGCGCAGCCGCGCGCGCCGCATTCTTTCGAGACGCTCATCGACGCACCGCCCGCACGCTGGCGGCGGCCGGTAACGGCTGCTCGTCGGTCCGTCCGCCTGCGTCCATCCACTTCATCAACTCGGACCGCTTGATGCGGATGCCGCGGCCGGTGCCGAAGCGTTGCACCACCAGGTGGCCGTTCATGTAGGCACGGCGGATGGTGTGGAGTCCGACGTTGGCTTCGCGCGCCGCTTGGTCGGTCGTGAGGCGCGGGTCCGGGTTGTCGGGTAGTGGCTGCTCGCTCATCTTTCGTCTCCCTCGTCGTATCGTGGCTGTCCTATGCATATCGTGAGTGTCCTCCCATGCTCACGACTATACACAAGAGGGCGCAAGCCGTCGGCTTTCATCGTCGCCGCATCATCTGCACCGCCACCCGTTCGATGGCGTGGTTGATCGCTTCCAATAGGTCACCCACCCGCCGCAATTCCAGACACAGCACCGTGCCGATCAGCAGCGCCACGACGACTGCCGCGACTGTCGCGACGGTCACCGCTTCCTCCTGCCGGGTTTCCTTCTCGTTTTGCCGCTCGGTTTGGAGAGCCGCGCCGCCGCGAGCGCCGCCGGGTTGCCGACGGGAATGCCTTTCGCGCGCTTCGTCGCCACCGCCTGTTGTGCGCCACGTCGACGGGTCTGCCCGGCCGCTCGGTCGCGCGCACGATTCATCGCCGCCGTGACTTCGGGCGGCAGCACCATGCGGATGGAGCTGTCGGCGGTGATGCGTTGCAGGAAGACTTCCTCGTTCGCCTCAATCCGAAACGTGTCGAGGACCCACGTCTCGTTGCGGCCGTAGAAGTCGATGCGGTTGATGGTCGACGAAGCGCGCGCGGCACCGGGATTGTCGATCAGCTCGCGCAGTCGTCGCGAGAAGGCGTCCGTGGGCAGCACCGTTTCAACGTCCGGCATGGCTGGCTCCGGCCCCGGCGAAGTCGAGCGCCGGTTGTTCGGGCTGGAAGGTGACGAACCGCTGTTCCGTGTGCCACGCCTGGACGAACTCGAGCTCGTGGGAGCCGAGCGCCGCGACGGTCAGGCGGCAGATGAACGCGAAGCCGTCCACGTCCTTCTCGGTCCGCACGCGCGGCTTGGTGATGTCGACGGCGAACAGCGACAACGCGCCCGCGTCCCCGAGCTGCTGCTCCGGCAGGAGCCGCACGACCAGGCGCTGCTTCGGCACGGCAAACGCGAACTCGCATTTCTTAATCAGCGGCTTCGGGTCGCCGCTCCCCATCGTGAAGATCAGCGAGCGCACGTCGGGATTGAGCGCGATGGCGAGCTGTGGCGTGAATGGCTGCACGCGCAACGTCAGATCGATCAGCTTCGTCTCGCCGCTTTTCGTTTTCTCGACCCGATGCCCGATCGCATCGAGGTAGCAGCCGACGTGTTCTTCG